ACTAAGAGTCGAGGCTTCATTGCTACGAGGGTGAAGTTTAGGAAGTAGGTCGTTATCTTGAACATACTTAGGGTTGTTTGGTTTACCTGAGCGAACAAGTTTTAGGAAAGCATTGACGCGAGCCATTGCCCAAGAGTTTCTGTTTTGGTCTGGTCGATGAGAAGTTGAGAACGCACCTGCTCCGCGACGATAGACAGCCTTGAGTTTTGCTAGCGTAACCTTACGCCCGTTCTTGGCTTTCTCGTTGTGCTCGGCGACTTTCTTTTCAAGAGCCTTAGTAATTTCGGCAGTAAAAGTAACGCCTTTACCTGTGTCAGCAGAACCCTTAGCGTTCTTGTCGGAACCTTTGATGTGGTCTTTAGGTGGGGCTGGCTTTGAACCCGCTGTTGCCGTAACAACTACTCCGTCAGGGATAACCGCAAAGCGACATTTTCCGTCTGGCTCAACTTCGGCGTCAATAATCGCACACTCAGCGCCACCTCGGTACAAAACGCAATTAGAGCATTTGACACCAATAGCGGCAACTTCGTTTGCTTCGGCAGATTCGTAGCCAGCCCATATGCCTGTCTCATCCTCGTTGAACTTGCCATACTTATTAGCGAGCAGCAGTAATGCATCCGCGAGGTCGCGCTCTTCGGGATTCAAATTAGGCATAGTTTTATTGTAAGACTTTTAGGACTTAGTGATTTTCTTAGGGGCTGGCTTTTTCTTAGGAGTTGGCTTCTTAGGCTTTTCTTCCTCTTCTGGCTTCTCATAACGCAAAGGGAAAGTGATTACCCAAACGCCAAGAGTGACCATAATTAGAGTGCCTGTTAGGTCTTTAGCAGACCCCTCAAGTACTAACCACGCTACTGCCATACCAAGTAAAGTCCACGCTTGTCCAATGATGTCCTTTAGCAGTTCTATTAGGAAGTTCTTCATTATTTATCTTCTCTCTTGCCAGCGAAGTACCCACCGATAATTCCGATAAGTCCAACGAGTGCGTTTTGTACCAGAGCGATTGCGTCTGAGTTGGTTCCGTATTTCTCTCCTGAAGTAAATTGTTGAGCAAGCATTGAAGCATACTCACCAACAACTACAAGACCTATGAAGCCTAATATGCCTAGGGTAATCGCCCACATTAATTTATCTTTCATTTGTTACTTTCCTATTCTTCTTGAACCGCTTGAGCCTGTGGAGCCACCTGCTGAAACGGCTGCTGATGTAGCAGCACCTGCTGCTGCTTGTACTGCGACACCTGCTGCGACAACAGCAGTGACCACAATCTTCTTAGACTCTTCACGCTTTGCTGGAGACATATCCGCACCTGCGTTGCCAAAAAAGTTAATAAGTTCGGCTGCTGCTGCTAAACCTGGAATAGCAGCAAGTTCTGGTGATAGTTCAATGTCATCCTGCTCGGCAGCAAGGTAGAGAGCATCCAACGCTTGCTCGTATTCTGGAGAGCCAACTTCAGCAGTTTCAAAGGTTTCGAGGGCTGCTGCTACCAATTGGTCTGCCTGTGCCTCAGTAAGTTCAGTAGGGTCTACTGCTGTGAGGTCGACGCTCATAAGGTTCTCAGCAGAGAGTTCAGCAGGAATTTCTTTAGAGCCCTCTTCTTGTGGTGCTGGAGTATCAATGATTGTACTTACCTCTGAAAAAGATACTTGGTCAGCAATATCTGTGGCTGAGTTTGTTGAGGCGCTCGCGGTTTGTTGAGTTGTTGATACTCTGTCTTCCGCTTCTGACTTAGTGGCTAATGCTACAGATTCACTATCAAGTGCTACTTGAAGGTTTGCTTGCTCGTTAGTCAGGGTCTGAGAAACTTGGTCTCTAAGAGATTGAGCAGTAGCAACAACTTGGGTCTTAGAGTCAAAATCTGATTGGGCACTTGTTTGTTGAGTAGTAGTAGTGGCAACTACTGATTGAGCATCTGCTTTTGTCTGCTCTGCTGATGTCTGCTGTGAAACCGCTTTCACATACTTTGTGTCTTTAGAGGATTCAGTTGCTTGGGCTTCAGAGTAGTTGGTTTGGGAGGAAGCAACGGCGGCTTCGCCTTCGGCTTTATTACTTAGTGCTATGTCATAGTTGCTAATAGCGTTGTTTAGTTCAACACCTCTTGTATCAAAAGTCAACTGGGCTGATTGCTCTGATTCAACTGCTGAATCAACATCTGCTTGTGCCTGTGAGTCTTGAGCGTTGGCTTCTTGAAGTTCTTGTTGGGTGGTCTGAACTTGGGTGTCTGAGTTCAAGACATCGGAAGCAATAGATAAGTCAATACCTGCTTGCTGAAGTGTGGCGTTTTTAAAACTAGCATCTTGAGTTGCTGAATCTAAAGAAGTAGTGGCAACTTCTAATGTTTGATTTGCTTGGGCTAGAACTTGACTATCTATTTCTAGTCTGTTTGATAAGCGATTCTGGTCAGCCAGTGCTGTAGTCAGTGTTTGTTGGGCTGAGGTTTTAGCGTTCTCCGAAGCACACGCTTGTTCGTAGGCTTGGTTGCGTGTAGTTAGTGTTTGGTCGTAGGAAGACTGAGCGTCTTGTAGTGCTAAGTAAGTAGAGTTTTCTATCTCGGCGTCTGCAATTATTTGATAGTAAAGGTCAGTGGTTAGTTGACCAGCGGACTGTTGCCAAGCCTGTGCGTCGTTCCACTCTGCTAATGCTGTTGTGTAAGAAGCAAGGGCAGAGTCATATTCTCCCTGTGCTTGCTGAAGTGCTGGAAGTAAGGCAGGGTTGTGAATCATTGGGGTTGGTTGGTTCTGGGAGTACCAAGATGCTGGGACTACACCCCAGTTGTTATTTGACTGATAGTAAAGGGTGGAACAGGCTCCGCCACCCCACTCAAAGAACCAAGCGTCAATGGCGTATGACTGACCTGCTTGTAGAGAGGTAGAGTTCCAGTTTCCAGCACAACCTTTTAGGTACCAGTTATTGATGACATTGGTTCCATTGACATCCATATAGAAGCCATCATCTGCTTGGTTCATCAAATAAGTGATGTTCTCGGTTGGTGTGAGATAGCCAGTGTAGTGAATCATTACTCTGTCATTGCCACAACCTAAGATGTTTCCGCCACCCCAGTTGGCTTCAATATTGGTAAGAGTTGTGGTTAGACATAGGTTATAGGCAGTATCGGAACGCAATGGGTTAGATGTGGGCAGGTTGTTGTAAACCTTGACGGTCAATCCTGCTTGGGTTGGCTGTGCTTGTGAGTTTGGGTCTGGTATCAGATTGGTATCATAGTTGCTTTGTGCTGTATTTAGATTGCTCTGTGCTGTGTTGTAAGTTTGCTGTGCTGTTTGATGGGCAGACTGCTTGGCTACATAGTTGTTGTAAGCAAGTGTGTACTGGTCGATTGCTTGGTTGTATGTGGCAATATCTGTCGAGGTTTTAGCGTGTGCTGAGTCGTAAGCCTGTTGTGCTTGTTGAAGATTAGATTGGGCAGTCCCTAAAGCGCTGTTCTGTGTATAGAAGACACCCCAATCAATCTGTGCTTGGCTTGTGGTAGTGGCAATGTTTTCTTGAAGAGTTGGTAGTAAATTATTTTGATTGTTTAGATAATAAGAAGTTGTGTCGTAGTTTGCTTGGGCTTGGAAGGCGTCGCCCTGCGCTGTAGCATAAGCGTCTTGTGCTACAGATAATAATGTCGCCGCCGTCTGGTATGCGTTTAGTTGCTGGTCATATTGAGACTGAGCATCGGCAACTTGTTGGGTCAAGTCTTGAACATTAGCCAATGCTTGTTGATAAGCATTAGTCTTTGTTCCCACTAATAAAGCAGTAAGGGTCTTTGCTTGCTGGGCTGATGTTAGGTCAGACTTGGCAGTGGCAAGATTGGTGGTGGCTGTGGATAGATTACTCTGTGCTGTTTGTTTAGCAGTGGTGGTTGAAGTTAGTTGAGTACTTGCTGTCTGAAGTTTTTGCTGTGCTGTGAGCAAGTCAGAGTGTGCTTGTGAAGTAAGTGCCTTAGCGTTGTTGAGGGCGATGAGGGCGTCGTTGGTGATTTCTATTTGAGTAGTCAGAGACGCGTCGGCAGACGAGAGTTCATCTTTGGCTGTCTGTAATTGTTGCTTGACTAGGTTGAGACTGGTCAGAGACGCGTCAGCGATTTGAGTTGCTGTCGTCAGGTCTTGGTTCTTTTGGTCTAGTTCTGCTTGAGTTGTAGTAACTCTGGCTTTGACATCGGTAGTGTTCTGCTGGGCTTGATTGTACTTAGAGAGGGCTGTGGTTAGGGTGTCTTGGGCTAAGTTATAGGCTTTTAGGTCTGCCTTGGCTGTGGCAATCTTGTCTTCAAGCGTGGCAATGTTGGACTTTACAGACGCTATGGCTGAATCAAGTTTAGTTTTTAGGGCTGGGTCTTTAGGAGATTGTTGACTTAGGGTTGCCAAAGTTGACTTATATTGTGATAGTCTGGTTTCCAACGCAGAGATATCTGCCTCAGATATAGGAGTAGAAGATGCAAATTTCGTTTGACGGTTTTGAACTGGGTAGTTTCCTACTGGGCGTAGCGACGCCTTTTGTTGTAATGCTGATTGTTGGACTTGCTCAGCAAGCGTTCCAAAAGAAGAAGTAGTAGCCAACGCGCTCTGTGCTAAGCAGAGTGGGGTGGAGAAAATAAGCACTGTCAGAATAATCTGCGGTGCTTTTCTCTTTCTTCTATTGTTTTGTAAGCGCTCTCCCTCGCCCTTTAGGGGGCGTAGCACTATGTTTGTTCCTAACTACCTGAAGTTGGTTCTCCAAATTGATTCGCCCACACTAACTCGCGAACATCGTCTAGCAAGGCAAAAGAAGACTCTAGAAGAGCCTCTGCTTGAAGAAGTAAGTCAGCCTTTGAGTGTGGGTAAAGTGGGTCAATCAGACTATCGTGGACTTCGTTGACAACCGCAGTGGCTAGTCGTAGACGACGAAGATTCGCCTCTACCAACAAATTGTATTCATCTAGACCTGCCACTAATCTATTTTACCTCAGAATCTGTGGGTGTTCTTTTAGAGTTATACTATAAAACTTTATGCTTTTCTTATGCTTTTTTGTAGAAGAATACTATAAAACTTTTGATAGATACTATCGAGGTATAACCTTTTTTGAAAATGTATTTTGAGATAGTATCTTGACTTTATCTAGGGTACTGGTACAAATACAAATGTCAAGATACTATCGGCTTTTACAAGTTTTCAAAAAAGATTTCCGATAGCAGGGTAAAAAGTGAAATTCTCGGATACTATCAGCAAAAGTAGTTTTTCAAAAAAGTTTCTTGATAGTATCCCCTATTCAATAGTATTCAATGATTCATTGAATTGAATTCCCTATACGCGTTAAGAGGTGCTCCCATGGGTGGCAGGAAACACAATCCAATGAATAGTTGAATCAAATGAGTTTTTAGATAGAGATGAATAGGAATAGGTGCTAGAGTTTAGTTATGGAAAATAATTCAAAATCAGTCTTCGACTTTCTAGATTTGAGTGAAGACGAAGCAAAAGAAGTGTCGGAAACAATTGCTAAATCTGGAAACAGAGATGGTCGGATTTGTATCTGTGGACACGCGATGGGCTACCACGGTTTTATCGAGGGTCGAGGAGTTTACAAATGTAATGCTCAGAAACAGACTTGTCCTTGTAGAAATCCAAGACCTGTAATCCTAACTAACAACTCAAGAGCCTTTATGAAGAAGACTCACGGTAGTGCTGGTCTACACGCTTTGACTCAGGGGATTGTTTCAGTGACAACTACTGGTGGCTCTGTTGAGTGGACTATCGAAGTCAAGTGCGACAAGTGCGAGGCTGAAGTTCCAGTTGTGCCTTGTCCTGTTACTCAGTCTGGGCAGATTTCAAATGAGGCAACTGGTTGGGACAAACTACTTTGTAGGGATTGTCGAAGTGGTCGATAGCCCTAAAGAACTTGTCTATGAAGTAATCAAGGCGAAGTTAGCCTGTGAACTAAATGACAAGTGGCATAGTCGATTACCTTACATTCACTGGAGCAATGTTGTTCGGAACACTGCCTATGTCTGTTTCGGGGCTAAGGGAGAAGACGGTGAGTATGTCGCTGTCGGGATTTGGTCTAGTCCAGTTGCTCAGAATAGATTCAAGTATGGAAAGCAGATGCTTGAGTTGAGACGAATGGCAATCAGCGATGGCTGTCCTAAGAACACAGCAACTCATATGCTCAGATTTATGCGTCGATGGATTATGGCTAACAAGCCAACTATCGCTATGTTGATTTCCTATCAGGACACAGAGGTTCATCTGGGAACAATCTACAAAGCAGATAACTGGGTCGAGGCTTCATTGAGTCAAGGTTTAGCGTGGACTACTACAACACGAAAGCGTAACAAAGAGCAGAGCCTTGCTCCAAAGATAAGATGGGAATACAAGTTGAAGGATTATGAAGAGGTTGACAAAACCGAAGAGAGTCTATAAACTGGTATAAACAAAATGACACAGGAGATAAAAATGGGACCAACCCCTTTAGAGAAGAAACTTGGGATAGCCAAGAAACTTTGGACTGACGAAGAACTCGTTCAAGAATTCCAAGCCTACAACGAACTACAGATTCAAGAGTATGACGCCAAGTTGGAGTGGGAAGTTGGCGGGTGGCGTATGTTTCCTAATCAAATCGGTGGATTCCGTATGGTCATTGGATTTGACATTGACTCCAGACCACGCTCTTCCGACAACTACGAGATTGACCCAAAGCCAAGACCTTGGAAGATTTGCTACAAGACCAGTTGGGATGCCAAGAACTCTGGGCTAATTGGTGGGTATGAGAAGAACTCTTTTGAGACTCTTGAGCAAGCACGCGAGCAATTCGTGGAGACTGCTATGAAAATTGAAAGAGAGTTTAGAGATGCTGGAGTTACTGAAAGTACTCCTCGCCAAGCAATCTGCGGTAGTTGCCTAAAACTTCACGACTGGGACTCAGAGAACAAAAAGTACTTTGGTATGTGGACTCTAACTCCATATCGCCAGTACGATGATACCTATGACGGTTGTAGAGGTTGGGACTAATGGAAGACCCTGAATTCTTTGAAGAACTTGTAGACGCAGCATTTGATAATGTCGCTGTCGTTTTTGTACCACTAGAAAACGAGACGATACAAATTACTTCTATGTCTGAAATTCCAGTCGAGAAGATGATGAACTTTATGTTGGCTGACAACAACGACAAACTAATTCAGATGTTTGGATTGGTAGAGTTGTGTCTTGTTGACCCTAAAGATTTCAATAAGATTCAACAGGTCAACACCAAAAAGTTTATGAAGTTCGTAGACGACTGGACTCAGAAGAGTTCCGATGAAGCGATGGGAGACCCATTTGAGTAAGCCACATTACAACATTTTGATTGCCACCCCCGGTAGAACGATACACGGTGCTTATGTCAAATGTTTAGTTGAGACCACTAAGTGGTTGAACGACAGAGGCCTAACCTATAAGTTTCTAAACTATGGTTCCTCTCTAGTTTCTCAAGCAAGAGAATGTACTGCCATAGATTCAGATACATCCAACTGGGAGACACACGAGATTGGTTCGGGTAAATATACCTATGACCGAATTGTTTGGATTGACTCTGACATCTCTTGGGGAGCCGAAGCATTTGAGAAACTAATCACAAGTGAGCACGAAATCATTAGTGGTATGTACTACACACAGATTGGCGATATGTCAGTTTCAGTTTCTAAGTTTGCTCCAGATGGAATTAGCCCAATCAACTGTAAAGAATTAGATTTCTTTTTTGATGAAGAGCCAATCGAAGTCTTTGGAGTTGGATTTGGATTTATCTCGATGAAGTCTGGTGTCTTTGAAAGTATGCAACGACCTTGGTTCCGAATCGAAAGAATAGACCACCCCGAAAAGAAAATTACATTAGATATTGGTGAGGACTACTCGTGGTGTATGAACGCAAGACGAGCAGGTATGAAGATTATGCTAGACCCAAGTATCAAGGTTGACCACCACAAGGAAAGCGTATGGCATCTGAAGTAAGAATCTGCGGATTCTGTATGACTGGGCATCATCACAACTGTAAAAAAGAAATAAAGTATTATGACAAAATCTGGCTATGCTATTGCCCGATATGTCATAAGCAAGAAGATGAAGACAAGAGTGATTGATTACACAATCAAACCCATAGCGTCAAAAGACGCAAACGAGATGGTGGTTGAGAACCACTATCTCCACCGTCGCGCATCTACAATGTTTGCGTTTGGCTTATTCGACGGTGAAGAAATGATTGGTTGCGTTATCTATGGAAAGCCAGCATCACCTAGCGTTTGTGTTGGTGTGTGTGGTCCAGACGAATCTAGTCAAGTCTTAGAACTAACTCGTCTTTGGATAAAAGATGGAACTCCAAAGAACACGGAGTCTTATCTCATAGGTCGAACCTTGAGACTGCTACCTAAAGAAAAAGATATAGTAGTTTCTTATGCTGAAATTCAAGCAGGTCATATTGGAATTGTCTATCAAGCAACCAACTGGATTTACACAGGTGTGTCTGACCGCCATGTTGAGTGGAGACTTGATGGTCTAACTGGTTCGCACTCTCGCCATATTTTTGATGAGCACGGTGGAGTGAATGGTGCAAAAGCATACTACGGTGATAGACTTGAAAGACACGAGCGACCCCGAAAGCATCGCTATGTGTATTTCAACTCTTCTTCAAAACAGAGGAAGAAAGAACTGCTGGATAAGTTGAGATACAAAATCCAGCCTTATCCGAAAAGAGAAACAACAATATGAGTTGGTTCAAAAACCCATTCAAGCGGAAGCCTCAGCGTCTCCCAGCCCGCGACCACACTGGTCGTTTCCTAACCAACGGTAAAGGCGAAATGCTTTACAGTGATTCCCCAGCGGAAGAGATTGCTAAGGCAAAAGCAAAAGCGTTGAAGCACGACAAAGAACGAGTAATCGCAAGTATCAATCTCGCAATTGAGAAGAAGAAAAACTCCAACTCCAATCCCAACTGTGGTTGCGATGTCTCTCTGAAGAAGTGTGGCTGCTCGGCAAAACCAGCACCCGCTAAAAAGGCATCTGCTAAAAAGGCACCAGCAAAGTCAACTGAAAAGAAGACCGCTATCAAAAAAGATATTGCTGATGCTCCAGTAGCGAAGAAGAAGCCAACACCAAAAAAGAAGTAGTTTCAAAAACACTTTTCAAAAAAGTCCTCGTAAAATTAGAATCCTTGATTTTACGGGGATTTTTTATTGTTTGTAAATGAAAAAGGTACCCCGGTCACTCACCAGGGGCAAAATTTCGCCCAAAGCAGATTTCGCGGATAGCGTATAGTGAGAACTGTCGGATTCTAGTCCGATGGGTAGAGACAACTTCAAACTGCGAGCGCATCGCAAAGTTATGGGTTGGGCGGTCAGCAGTCTCTCCCCAGACTGGCCGCTCAACTCTTAAACAGAGGACACGATTTATGTCAGACGAACTTGAGAGAGACCCCTTCTCAAAACCTGAGTTGGAATTACCAGATGTCCAAATCGACACCCCTATCAACCTCAGACCTGACCTCAGCCTCCACGGAATCGAAGAGACAGACCGTGGCGTATGTCTAGACACATTTGAAAACAGGCAAGCATTGCGTCGAGCGAAGTTCAACTGGCTTCCTGTCTACGCCCTTAATGGCGTTCCTACTGGTTTGATTCAAGCACTGTCTCCTGAGATGCAATCTCAACAGCGTCTACTTTCTCTTGACGAAAAGGTAGCCATCTTGGTCGAACCTGATGATAAAAATTCTGATTATATAACTGGCTATAACCTAATAGCCGAGTCAGCAGCAGACTACATCGCTCCGCCTTGGGTACTGGGCGCGACACGCGCTTGGGCTAAGCAACAGAACTCGGGCGATTTAGCGCATGGAAAAAAGGAACTCCCTCTTCCTAAACGCTGTAAAGCAATCAAAGATGATGGCATCAGATGTCAACTCTGGTCTGGCGGGCGTGGAGCAGATGACGGTCTATGTCGCGTTCACTTGGGCTCACTAAGGAATAAACCTACCGACTCAGTGGAGCGTGCTCGTTCCCGTTTGACACAAGCCACCCCCTCCGCCGTTGATGTTCTCGAACAACTTATGGACAACGCAGAGTCCGAACCCGTCAAACTCAAAGCGGCCACCGAAATCCTAGACCGTGCTGGTATTCGTGCTGGTATCGACATCAATACCGATGTCACTCTCGATGTCCGCCCTGCTGCCTCAATTATTGCTGAGCGTCTACAACGGTTAGCCACAAACGCAATTGAAGCGCAGCGGCGTTTCCAAGCGACCCAAGAGCCAGAGACAGTTATAGTAGAAGAACAAGTCGAAGACGCAGAGGTAGTAGAAGATGACGCTAAGTGAAGTAATAGACCAGATGGTCGACCTCACTAACGGACTTCACGAAGATGTCAAACAAGCATCTAATCGCGTCGAGCACATCAGACTGACGGCACGGGCAAACGAAGCGGTCAACATTCTTCACGACCTTATGCTTCTCCAGGATGACCGAAACCAGGATACGACAGATGACGAAACCAAAACAGCCGACGGCGAGTGAACTCCGCGAGCGCTTCATAAATAAAGCATTAGAGTACACGGGATACGAATCACCCAACGGCATGGAAAATATCTTTGGCCAGCGTCGGGGTCTAAACGGCAAGCCTTGGAACGGTATCTTTATTGATGTCGTCGCTGGAGAAGCGGGTATCCGTTTACCCGTAGCACACACGGTGTCGACGGTAGCCTTGGGGTTCTACCTGGGTAGGGGTTTTTTCCATGTAAGACCACGGCGAGGAGATATAGTCTTCCTTCAAACCTCAACGGCAAGCGAGTTCGGCTCGCCACATATAGGTATAGTAACGGATACCTCACGGCACGCCACTGACGGTATTATACAAACGGTAGAGGGTATGACGGCAAGCCAAAATCAACGGCAAGCGAAAACCCCAACGGGTGTCTATGTGCGTACCCGTCATCAGTCTGAGGTTATTGGGTATGGTCGCCCAAAATATGTAACGGCAAGCCAATTAGTAGGAAACCTAGACGCCCCAACGGTGAGCACTGCACAAGTGCGTAAAGGTATGAAGCATAAGAGCATCATTCTGGTACAACTTGCGTTGACGCAAGTGACTGGGATTACTCGTTTCCAAAGAGGGCACTTTGATACAAAGACCATACTTGCGTACTCAAAGTTCCAAAGAGACATTGGATATGTTGGCATCTCTGCATCTGGTGATGCTGACTTCAATTCATTGAAACTGTTGGGCGAACTTACTGGGTTCTTCAACGCAAAACAGACATAGCACGAGGCAGCGACATTTATTTTTGACGCATAATTCCTTATGTTATTCCGGGTTCCCAGGGTCCCAGGGAAGTTCGGGAAATCGGGAAATGTAACAAATTCATAACGGCTTATGCTTTTAACTTGACAAACGGCAAAAACGACTTTAGACTATGTCCCATAGTCTAAAGCGAAAAACTGATACATTTCCCCCGGATTCCCAGTAAACATAAGGAATCGACGGCACGGCTAGAATCCTCAAAATTTTTATAATAAACTCTTATGCTTTAGTGCTGCGAACGGAACCCGCACGAACGCGCGGAAACGGCGAGCGCTTTCCTCAACGGCGAGCGGGTTCCCTCTTTTTCCATGTGCATGGAAAAACGGCTAGCCTGGTGAACGGCTTGCGTTATAGACTAAGAACGGCAAGCGATGACGGCGTGCCATGTCGAAGAGAAAGATAACGGATATGGATTTTGAGGACTGGTTGAAGATTGGGTATGACAACGGGTGGGTTGGTGCCCCCGTATGTGACACACATGACGGCGTGCCAATGACGGCAAGCGAAGAGAAAGAATTTGAAGAGGGAGACCCGTGTATCAACATACTGCGTCTGTACTCAACGGTAGAGGAAAAGATGCAGGTAGAAGAGAACCACTCTCCATCTGTTTGGCGTGCAAGTAACCGTGGACTTGGTATCTCAGAACTGGAATAAATTCCCAAAATCACACATCTCGTGATGTTTTATGATAAACCTATGAGACACATTGAGATGCACCTGATAGAAAATAGCAAGGATGTTCAGTCAGCAAATACTGTTGGACTGGAAGTTGACCCTAACGAAACTTGCGAAGAATGTTTCGAGGCTGTTGGCGAGGTAAATGGAACCTTTGTTCCTTTCGTCTTGCTCCTCGATGACGAGGCAGAGTGGGTTGTTTGCGCTGAGTGCGCGAGTCCTGTGCTCTAACTCCTGAGGTCCCTCCACCTGGGCTGCTCTTTTTTCCATGCAGAGATGTTGCATGGAAAAAGCGCAGACCCGGGTTTTTTGCTTCTGACGCGATTCTCTTTTTGCTTATGTTCTTCCGGGATGGGCTTCTCGAAGATTTCGCTGTGAGCGAACAAACTTGACATTGGGAATAATTTACGAAACAATCTAGTTATCAGTAGTATGACAAATGACAAAGGAGACGCAATGTCCACACCAAAGTATCCACACATCAAGGTGACTACCCACCATCGAGCAACTGACCCTATGGCAGTTCTTATGGCAGTGTCGCACGCAATGAAAGACGCTGGGGTTCCGACCTCTGACTGCATCGAGTATCTCGACAATGTCATGGGTATCATTCAGAATAGTGAGACCAATGCAAAGCGAGCAGTCGCTGTAGCAAAGGAATCACTCAAGTGGGTAGCACTCACTGATTAAATGTCAGTGGGTGTCTATACACTCAAAAGAGTCAAGCAACACGCCAAAAAAGATTTTTGGAAATGTACTTGACAAGCGATTGAATCTATGGTTCAATTTCTAATAACAACAAAAAACAGTGTTCTAACTAAGGAGACCAAAACACTATGAACGCAAAGACAGAAAAGGACTGCGCTGGCAAGGCGCTGTACCTAGAGTTCCGCAAGGAGAACTACACCTATCAGGTGATAGTAACTCCACCTGCCATCGATGTCGAGGGCAACTATGTTCCTGCTAGCGTGATGGAACGACGCATTTCGTCGTGGCATCCTCGTCGCAACTGGAACTTCAGTTCGATTCCGACTAACGCAGAGTTCGCTATTCAGCGCACTGCTGTTGGTGGATTCGAGCAACTAGATGTAGAGACTGCTCAACACAAAGGTGCGCAGCACATCAATCGTCTGCTTGCTCGCACACTAGACTCTCTCTTCCACAAGGGTTGGACTTTGTTCCAGCAAGCAGTGGCAGTAGAGACCACTTACAAAGACTTGGAACTAATCAAGTCTGGTAAGACTTCCAATGACCTTGTTCGACGCATCGAGCGTTCACGCAAGTCATTTGGATTCCCAGATGCTTTGTTCGCAGAGCCAGTCGTAGCACCAGTAGCGTAATTAGTTAGGAGACCATACATTATGACTACACCAATCGCAGGAACCCCACAAGCGTGGGTCGCTGACCAAGTTCGTTTCAACGCGAACCTACCTACTCTGCTCAACGCAGTTGTAGGACAGACTCTCAACTCAGTTGTTGCGTCTGACCTTAACCTTGTATTTGACGACAAAACCGGGAAAGCAGTTATTCGCAATCGCGATGGCGCTGCCCCAGCGAGGAACAAGATGAAAGCAGTCGATGCTCTTGAGGGCGAGGCATTTTACTTACGACCAAATGGTCACAAGTATTTCACTCGTGCTTGGGGTCAGCACACTGATGTTGAGGTTGCTCGCAACCAGCGCATCAGCGAGCGCGGAAAATCCATCTTGCTCTATGGCGCACCGGGCACTGGCAAGACTGCTATGTTCGAGGGCGCTTTTGGCGACGAACTAATCACTGTTCTCGGAACTGGCGACACTGAAGTTGGCGACCTTGTTGGTGGCTATGTTCAGACAATCGCTGGTGGATTCGAGTGGGTCGATGGTCCACTTGTCCAAGCAGCAGAGCAGGGTAAAGTCTTGCTCATTGACGAGATTGGTCTGATTGACCCTAAGGTCTTGTCTGTTGTTTATGGCTTGATGGATGGTCGTAAGGAACTCAAAGTAACTGCTAACCCTGAGCGAGCAATCGTAAAGGCGAAAGATGGTTTCTTTGTAGTTGCTGCGACTAACCCTAACGCGCCGGGAGTTGTTCTCTCTGAGGCACTTCTATCTCGTTTCGGAATCCAAGCAGAAATGACAACTGACTGGACACTCGCAACCAAGTTGGGAGTTCCATCACTCGCTGTTACTTGCGCTCAGAACCTTGCAAAAAAGCAGAAGAGCGATGAAGTTTCTTGGGCGCCGCAGATGCGTGAACTCTTGGACTTCAGAGACATTGCTGAAGACCTTGGAACTGAGTGGGCTATCAGCAACTTGATTGCTCAAGCACCTTTCGAGGACAGGGCAATCGTGGCAGATGTCTTCACTCGCGTGTTCGCGATGGAAGTAAAGCCAGCCAAAATCTAGGTCTCCCCTAATCGAGATTTTGGTTGTAACAAGGGGGGAGTGGGTTGACGAAAGTCCCCACTCCCTCTCAAAAAAACTTGGGGAATAAACTTGACAAAACTTTAGTTATACCTAATAATAGATGTAACGACAAAAGAAAGGCGACTCAAATGAGCCACCACACACTTAACTCTCGACCAGTAGGTCGCGTAGATTACGCTTGGCTAGGCGTGAACGCTAGCGTTGGCAAACTTGTCAACCAGTGGTCACTGCGCCAAGACCTAGTAGTCGCGCTCGCCGAAGTCACCACCATTGGCGCACCTGCTTGTTTCAATCCTGCGAGCGCAGAGATTGAAGTATCAATCCCTAAGGCTTTTGGTGCTGGCATCACTCCAGACCAAGTTGGCGAAATGACTCTTCGTAAGAATCAACTCAAGCACGCTGTTGGTGCTGGTGCGATTTACCACGAGGCACTTCACGCTCGCGTATCGCGCTGGTCATTAGAGCAAGCACACAAAGACCTAAGCGCTCGCGAACTCCGATTCATCAACGCGATGGAAGAGTCTCGCATCGAATACTGGGGCTGTGTCTTCCTACCAAAGAATCGTTCACTGCTACGCGCTTGTGCGATTGAAATTGTTATGGATGAACTTGACGAGCAAGCCAAGAATGTTTCCAAGGTTGACGCTGCTGCGTTCCTTGCTCTACTAACTTTGGCTCGCGTTGACGCTGGCGTTCTTGACAAGCGCGACATCGTTGACTCAGTTCAGGAAATCATCTCTGAAGTTTTGAGCGACGAAGTTGTTGCTAAGTTGCGCGAAGTGTGGAAAGACTTCCAGACTCACGACGACCACGCTAACGCTCTTCCACTCTACGACCTAACTCGCGAGTTCCTAAAGATTCTCGACGAGCGCAAGGAAGAGACTGGCGAAGACGAGGGTCAAGAGCCAGAGGGCGGTTGTGAAAAGCCGGGTGGCGAGGGTGGAGAGCCGGGAACTGGAACTGGTAAGGGTCAACCTACACCAGAGCAGATTGAAGAGTTCAAGGACTTCATCGAAAAAGTCAAAGAGGCAGTCAAGGAAAACCAAGAGGCAGTCAATGTTTCTAACCAGACTGAACTCGACGACGAAATCGAAACTGAAGAGCGCAAGGAAGAAGTCGAGGCTCACAACGAGGCTAAGCAAATGCGCGACGAGCGCAAGGACTTGGCTGACAAGGTGTTCAACCAAGACGATGCTATTGGTTCTCATGTTTCTGGTGAGAAGACTCGCTCTCGTCTGATTGACACTCGTCTTCCAACTGGCGAAGAACTTGCTAGCGCGAACAAGATTGCTAACGCTCTGCGTAAAGCAAAATACCGCGAGCGCTCTCAGACTCGTATCGCCAGCGTTGTGCCTCCGGGTCGTCTGCGCTCACGCGCTTTCATTCAGGGTCAAGCACAAAAGGCTCGTGGCATCAACGCACCAGTCGAGGCTTGGCGCACAACCAAGCGCAAGACCACTGAAGACCCAACTCTAAATGTTGGAATCATCGTGGACATCTCTGGTTCGATGAAGTCAGCAATGACTCCAATGGCTATCACTGCTTGGGTTATGAGCGAGGCTGTTCGCCGAGTTCAGGGCAAGGCTGCGATGGTCTACTGTGGTCAAGATGTATTCGCCACTCTAAAGCCGGGAAAGCGTCTGAGCAAGGTTTCGACCTACTCCGCGTCTGACTCAACTGAAGAGTTTGACAAGGCGTTCAAGGCTCTTGATGGTGCGATGAACCTGACTCACGCTGACGGTGCGAAGTTGCTTGTGGTCGTCTCTGACGGACACTACCGCTCTGACCAGAAAGACCACGCTCGCAAGTTGCTACGCGACGCTGACAAGAACGGTGTCGCAATCTTGTGGCTAACTTTCGATGGCAAGGTAAGCGAGCCATCGGACTTGCTCAAGGGAACTGCGGGCAAGGTTGTTGACCTGAAGTCAACGGAGTCGCCAACCACCGCGTCTGCCATCATCGGAGACGCAGCGGCTAAGGCTCTATCGGCTATCGGCTCGCGGGTCTAACGGCTCGCGTAGGGGGTGGGCTTGCGTAAACGGCAAGCCTACCTCTATAATAGAAACACGGTAAGCCTAACGGCTCGCCTAAGAGACAAAGAGACGGCGTGCGTAAACGGCACGCCATAGAGAGATAAAGGAGATTGACGGTGGGTCAGTATCACATTTTAGTAAACCTAGATAAGCAGGAGTGGGTAGACCCTCACGGCTTAGGTCTGGGGTCAAAGCAATACGAACACGCTGGGTTCGAGGCATCGCTAGCAGACGCTATGTATGTTCTAGTTATGTCGAGTCCTGCTGGTGGTGGTGGAGACTTTCCTCACACTGACATTTCAGGTCGTTGGGTTGGAGACAGAGTTGTGATTGTGGGAGACTACACTCACAAAGACGCTATCCCCGGAATCACTGGGGCTGATGCGATTTACTCGTTGGCTCAAGCCCAGTATGGAAACATAACTCCTGAGGTTCGCACTGCTTTCGAGAAGATTTTCAACATTGCCTATGGCACAAAAGAAGTTGGGACTCACACTTTTTGGAGTCGAGTTCTAGCGTAAGAACCAAAGAAGATAAGCCCCTCAGCAATGAGGGGTTTATTTTTTTCCACGCGAGGCGCATGGAAAAAGATAGAACCTGTGAAAATAGGGTTGCCTATTTTTCCATGCAGGATGCTGACGCATCTCGCGCTTCGCGCTCAACGCTTATGCGATAACTTTTGCTGATGGGATACTCCTGTTCTCTCAGGGCGAACAAGAAAGTTCTATAAAAACTATTGACATTAGGAATAAATGTCATACGCTTGTAGTTATAGTTAGTAATGACGAAATGAAGGAGATACAGATGTCATTTAAAACAGAGGGCAACAAGACCACAGTTCTAATGTTCAATGCCTCACAAGGCGAGCGTGGAGAAGAGGGTCGTCGCAAGGGATACAGAATAGATGTATTCCAAGGCACAATGAACGACCTACCAGTTTGGTATGTCGCAGTTCGTTGGGGTCGCGCTGAGCAGTCCCAGAGTTGGTGGCAGGTTCAGGTCAAGGACTTTCAGACTGAACAGCAAGCAATGATTTTTGCGTGGGAGAAATACTACGCAAAGACTGACAAGGGCTACGAAGTCTTCGAGTAAGACACGCCAAAAAATAAACTTGACATTCGGGAATAAATACTGAATAATCATAGTTGTAGTTATTATAGAAGTTCTCTTGAAGGGAGACAAAGTGAAAAATGTAATCAAGGTTATGGTTCAAGATGTTCCAGTAACAATCACAAAGCGTGAGCGCGACTACGAACTGTCTTGGACTGATGGCGTTGCTAACGACTGGCAGGAGTATTACCCACTGCTATCGCTGGCTCTCGCTCGATTCGCCACTCTTGTTGCGTGCGCTGAGGCAGACTGGAACAAGGGATTTGTAACCAGCAACAACGACTTCGTTCTAAACGCAAGTCTCTTCCTAGAAAGCGAGGCACGCTAATGAGCGACCTACGAACCCACCCTTGTCCAACTTGTGATGGGCAGATTCCGAACAACGAAACTCCGGGAGCCTACTCAGGTGCTATCTCACGCAAGGACAACAAGACTGAAATCTGTTCTGCTTGTGGAACGAAAGAGGCGCTCGCGGATTTCTTTGGAGTTAAGGAACATCAACACACTTGGGGAGTCGATAACCTATCTGACGACCACGAAGTAATCTGCTTGGTCTGCCAAGTAGTAAAGGTGGAAGAAGTTATCTGCCCTCAGTGCGACGAGCCAACTACAAAAGAGGCTCTCGCTCAGTGGGAGATGTGCCACGACTGCGACAATCAAATGTGCGCCGAGTGTGGACAGATTGACTGCGACCACGAGTTCTAAAAACTTAGGCGTGTTGGGCTTGACAAATGTCAGCCCAGCGCCCTATACTAAATAAGTAATAATAAAAGTTCTCTTGAAAGGAGACTCGCCTTATGGCAAACTACTACGAATCAGCACGCACCAACTACTTCTTGGTCAAGGACATTGACGCGTTCAAGAAAGAACTTGAAATGGTCAAGTCTCTTGAAGTGTGTGTCGAACACAAGAACCTGAAAGATTATGTCTGCTTACTCGCTGACAGCGAGAGTGGATTTGCTTTCGACTACTACGACGACAGCCTAGAAGATTACATTGAAATCGACTGGGAAGGCATTTTCAAAAAGCACCTACAAGACGACTCAGTGGCAATCATCATTGGCTCTGGTTCTGAGAAACTCCGCTACATTCGTGGATACGCTTTTGCGTTCAACAGCAAGGGCGAGACCAAGTTCCTCAGTCTTGACGACATCTACGAAATGGCTAAGCCTCTTGGCTCAGACATTCAGAAAGCAGAATACTAAGATGGCTGACTTTTACTTCGCCAGTGATGGCTCTTATGGAAGTGCCGAGGGTATGGAAGTCCACGACACTGACAACTGGACTGACGCAATGTGGCAGGAGATTGAAGAGGCGACAGACAATCGTCGCCCATCACTCTCCGACCACTTCGCCGAGAACAAGCACGAACTAGATGGCGACAAGCAGTGCGTCGAGTGTGGTCTTGGTGGCTCTGACTTGCCACCTAAGGACTAAACTCACTCTTGACAGCAAGAGCCACCTACCCTACACTTGTAGGTAGGTGGTTACTTGCTACCAAAACACCACTTTTCAAAGTGATGTAAAATGATTTATAGAAAAAGAAAGAAGGTTTCCGAAATGGAAAAGTTCACAATCGTCGCACAAGTGCGATTCGACATTGAAGATGTCGACCTAGCAAGAGCAAATCGTCAGGCAATGGCATCTATTGCTCTACTAACCAAGGGCGTCAACCCAATGGAAGACGAATACCCCAACCTAAATGCGCCTTATTCAATCGCTGGGGATTACTCAATCCTTGACGAAGATGGCAAAGTCTTGAAAAAGAGTAGCCACGCAGAAGAAGAAGACGCACCAAAAGCAGACTAAACCCTGCCCTAACGAAAGACAAAAAGACAAATGAATCTAGCAATCGCTCTTGGCGACTCGATTCGCGTTATGCGAATGGAAAAAAGTATGACCCTGCGTGACCTAAGCGCTAAGTCACACATCTCGCTGGGCTACCTTTCCGAAGTAGAACGAGGCACGAAAGAAGTGTCCTCCGTTGTTTTGGATTGTGTTGCTCAGGGGCTTGATGTTCCTCTTTATGTAATCATTGAAGAGGCTTCACGCAAGATGCGCGACTCCGAAGAGTTCAACTACATCACACGAAGTGTTGAACTTGACCACATGGAAAAAGTTCTAGTCTGGTAAAGCATAGGAGAAAATGATGAATACATTACTGATGTTGTCCAACGAATCCACTGTTGAAATAAACCTGCTCGCTGAGAGCAAGGAACTATTCGACCTAATCAAAAAGAACACACCTTACGCCGAACTTCTGGCTTGGGTGAACGAGAACTTCTAGTTCTCTCACAGCGAACAAGAAACTTTGACATTTCGGAATAAAATGTCTTTGTATCGTGTTATAGTTTATGTATCAAGCAAATGCGAGATACAGGGTCTCAAAAGGCGTTATCAAGTTGTTATCTAATAAACTTGACAAATGTCAGAGGGATACCCTAAGGTAGTAAGTATCAGGTCAAAAGATTTGATAAATGACACAATGACTAGAAAGAGGTGAGGTCAATGGCAAAAGCGCTGACCCCAACTATCAAAGGCAAGACAGTCGAACTTGGTTTCGACGCTGAGGCACGCGAGGCTCTACGAGTCTTCAAGGAGTCTCTACAAATCAAGAAAGACGCTGACAAGGCTAAGGCTGAGGCAGAGGCTGTTCTTCGTGCAAAACTAGGCGACGCCGAGTTCGCAACTATCAGTGGCTCAATCAACTTCAAGATTGCTAAGGTCTCGAAGATGAACCCTGACCTTGCTAAGTTGCTCGCAGAGTTTCCTGCGGTCTACGAGGCGATTATGGTCGACGGCTCTTACGACTTCATCAAGACCGTCAACTAGCACACAGACTTGACGGGTGCGGTGTCCCCAAACACACCGCCTCGTCAACCTGCTGGTTATGAGTGATAACAAGTAACCGCTACGGTAGCCCGTAGCGACCAGCACGGCGAGTCGTATCCGATTCAATCCCCCCATTGCCTAACGGATACGGCTCGCCTCCATAAGCACCCCCCAACTTACCTAATGTGGTAGGTCGGGGGGTTCTTACTTTAACGGCTAGCCCTTGACGGACAAACGGCAAGCGCAAACGGCAAGCGTGTAATAGATAAATCTTTATGCCCTAACGGATAAGCCCCGAAGAGATTGACGGGTCGTGTTTATAGGAGAGGTGGGTAAATGCCAACGGTAAGCATCTGAGGAGAAATGGAAGAGAGGAAAAGCGTAAGGAGATGCAGAGGGAAAAATAGGGAGGTAGGTCTTTCCATGCAGATGCGAAGAGGAGAAAGACGAGATGCAGGAAGCGAAGGCGCATGGGGGAAAAGCATAAGAGATAAAGGAAAAGATGCAGAGGAACAAATCACATTGCGAGGAAGAAAGTTATTCGCGTCTGAGGCAAAGTTTTTCGCAAGATGCGTGCATGGAAAAACATGGGACTTGACTTTTTTGGATTTCTGTTTTTTGGATTTCTTTGATTTCTTTTTTCGAGTCGAACTTTCTTATGTTTTATTTTTGTCATCTGAGTCATCAAATCTTGTTCGCTCAGAGCAAACAAATAAATCTAATGTATTAGGAAGAAAATGTCTGTCCACTAGGTTATTATTTATGTAGGCAATGGGAGGTGATTATTATGAAAACAAAAGTCTGGATTCACAACAGATTTGATGGCTCTAACAAAGTCATTGAGTTTGATGATTTCTGGGTTGCTCGTCAGTGGGTTGAGAACTTCAACTCAGACTGCGACCTACCATTCCACGCTTCAATAGAGGCAGAGTGAACCTGCGACCTGAGCAAGTCCTAAAACTGCTCACACACAAAACTACATAGGAGACAAAGTGCCAAAAAGAAAACTAGAACTCGACAGAGAAGTTATCGACTACACATTGGAGATTCTCGCAGAGATTCTTCACGCAAGTCAGCAGATTGAAGAAATCGCAAAACAGCGTGGGAAAAAAGTTCCAAAGAAGTTCGAGCGCAAAGTCGGAAAAGTTCTGATTGCCCACATGATGTTGAGCAAAGCAAATCGAGAAGTCGAAGTTGCTGAACTTGAAGAAATGTTCAATCGAGAATAAAACTGAAAAAAGAAATGCACCTCAGGGAACTGAGGTGTATTTTTTTATCTTTTTTAGTGGGTTGCCAATCTTTCCATGCGCTTCCCTTTTAGCCTCCGGGGCATGGAAAAACACACCACCCCGGTCTGCATCTTCTTCCTCAAAAAACTTTGCTGAAATGCTTGACAAAAGACTTGCGTTTGGTATCCTTGCTATGTGGGTTGATTGACTCACGCTTTCGATTGGAGATTGAAATGGAAATCAAGTTCGTAGTTCGTAGATTCTTTGCTGGGTTACTGACGCTACCTTTTGCGCTCGCGGGATACTTTGTCGCATACGCGTTGTTGGTAATGCTAGGCACAGGTCCTATTGGTTCGTGGCGAGACCCTGTTGCCAACTTCCCACTCATCTCGTTTGTGTGGATGTTGTTCTGGGTGTTCCTGCCTATCATCTGGCGTTTCGCTGGGGCAGAGGGACAGAGCGTAAAGAAGTAGAAAAAGTTTTACGACACGCCTTGACAAATGTCGGGGCGTTGTCGTATACTTTATCTTGTTGGAACTTTTATTTTAGGAGATGATGCAAATGACCAACTTTTCACCTGCGAGCGAGCGCCAAGTCTCGTTCCTACAATCACTACTCGCCGAGCGCGACAACGCTCTCGTAGTCGAGTTCGCGGGGCTTACCTCAAAGCAAGCCTCAGAGTTCATTGGAACTCTCATCAACGCACCTAAGCGTGTCGCTGGCGTTCGCGCTGACTTCCCTGTCCTTGAAGGTATGTATCGCGACAACGCGGGAATCATCTACAAGGTTCAGGCATCACGCGAGACAGGTCGCCTCTACGCCAAGCACCTCGATGTCGCCGAGCGCAAGTTCGAGTTCGAGGCTGGGGCTATGCGCCACCTCACCGCCGAGATGCGTATGACCATTGCCGAGGCTAAGGCTTTCGGTGTTGAATACGGTTTCTGCGTTGTGTGCGGTAAGTTCCTTACCGACGCTCGTTCCGTTGCTGACGGAATCGGTCCTGTCTGTGCGAGGAAAGTCTAATGGGCGCGACACGGACAGAGCCGAAGTCGGTCTGCTGTAACGCCGACTACCTTTGGTTGCGGTGCGACGAGTGCGACGAGTCGGTCAACGAGGGCGAGGGACACGACTTCGCCACCTGCTCTTCGTGCGGTGCTGACATAGACGACTAACGGCACGGATAAGCCCCCGCTGGATAACGGCGGGGGTTTTCTTTTACCCTGACGGCTGGCACGGAACACGGTTCGCTTGTTCTGACGGCTGGGCTTGTATAGACAGACGGCTAAGGGTTGACGGCTGGCTTGTATAAGCAAACGGCAAGTCCTAACGGCTTGGGTTTTATCGGTATGTAGGTAAGCACACCCAAGCCCAACGGTGAGTGTTTTTTGAGTGGTATGTATGTAGGCGTGGAAACCATTGACGGTGACTCTTTTTGGAAGGAATCGTAGATGGAAGCAAATGCAGTGGAAGGTGCGAAAAGCATAAGAAGGCTCATCAAAAGCATAAGAGGCTGTGAAGAAGCGAAAAAGAGGGAAGGTTTGATGAGTTCAGAAGAAAAAGTGTGGGAAATCAAATCAGGTTGGCTGTTTTTCCTTGTTTTGCAGAAAGAAAGAGTTTTCCTGCTGAGGAAGACGCATGGAAAATTTAAGGACTTGACTTTTATGCACGCATCAGGATTTCTAAAACTTATGAACTTCTGAGGAAAAAGTCTTTCTTCTGAGGCAATGTGCGTTGTAAAACGCGTTGAAGGTAGGCTTTGCAGAGCCTTTCTGGGTCGAAAACCTGAAGAGTGGGCTATTCCTCGCTAAAACTTGACTTTCTGAGGAAAATGTGTGGGAACTTTTTTCTGGAAAATGCAGAGGAAGCAAACAGGTGGCCAGTTTTTCCATGCGCCTTATGTTTTATTTATTCAGTTTGGGACCTCAGGCATCAGAACTTTCTTGTTTTTCTGACGAGGAAGCAGGTTCGCGAAGGCTCATCTGCAAATAAAAACATAAAGACTATGTAATAACGCAACCAGGTCATCACGCTTCTCTGCATTTGTCAAGTTTTTTTGCAGGTTTGTCCCAATGTGTATAGTTTTTCGCGATTTCTTTACAGATTCCTCATCAGGTCGAACAAGTGTTCGAGAAGCAGGACTCCTCTGCTGACCGGGTGGCCGATTTTTCCATGCTGGGAGGTTGGCTATTGGGCTTGACTTTCTCCTCATCACTTCGTATGCTGGGACTATGAAAAAACTATTAGTGCTTCAGGGTCTCCCGGCTTCAGGCAAATCGACTCATGCAAAGGAACTCCTCGCGCTCGCCGAGGAAGGAACAGCCTTGCGTATCAACAATGACGAACTGAGTCTGATGTTGCATGGAAGAACCTTTACCCCCGGCGATTCAAAGGCTTCTCAGTTGTTAGGAAAGATTCGGGCTGAGATTATTCGCAATGCGTTCAGGCTGGGGTATCAGTTGGTCATCGTTGATAACACCAATCTTTCTCCGAAGACTTTCAAATCTTTACAGCGTATCGCCGAAGATTGCGAAGCCGAGTTTGAGTGCGACAATTCTTTCTTGGCTGTTCCGATTGAAGAGTGTCTTCGCCGAAACGCAATGCGAGAGAATCCCGTGCCAGAAAAAGTTATTTGGGAAATGGCAAAACTAATTCGGGAATAAACTTGACAAAGTTCTAGTTGTATGATTTAGTATAAGTAGTATCTCTTGAAAGGAGACCAAAGTGATTGACTTCACAAACATCAACATCGTTGCTGGGTTAGTTGGACTGAACCAGAACAACACCGAAACCTGCCCTAAGTGCGAGAGCATTATCAACGCCGACAATCCACTCATCGACGCCGAGCGTTATTGGGTCAATGACTTTACTGGCTACTGCCTAGATTGCTACGACCCAACTCCGTTATAAACAAACTTGACAAAGATGTCGTAGGTATGCTTTACTATACAAGTATCTCTTGAAAGGAGAAACCAATGAAACTAACAATCGAACACAATGACGCGGGACAGAGAGTAGTAGGGGGCGTTCCTTACACCAAACTAACTCCGTCAGACCTCATTACTTACTGGGGAGCAATCGTAGGCTCGAACTCCGATGGCGACCTTGCTGTCTGGGATGGAGAGGCAGATGTAATTCACATCTTCAACGCTAACGCCGATGGGACTTACGACTACTCCACCGACATTGAAGAAGACCTAGCAGGGCGAGACCTCGCCTTTGTGATGGAACTAACCGAACAACTATTCATCTAAGGAGA